AATGGACCGGCTCGATGATTTTAGCGGGGAAACTTCCCCCAGAAATGGATGAGTATATGGATCAGAGTACTTTTAACAAAATGATGGACAACTATCTGGCGCAGCGGTCTACTAAGCCCGTTGGCAATATTTTTCAGAATGCCTGGAATAGAGCCAAACAGCGTAAAATCCTGGATGGCTCAAATCCGAATGGTTTCCTGACAAGAGAGCAGTTCGCCATCGTTTTGGATCGACTTGGTTTGATCAAGTAAAATTCAAAGTGGATGAAAGGAGACTGTGAGACATGGCTATCAGTCGTAAACCGCCGTTGACGGAAGAAGCTCAAGAGAAGCATATGATTGCTCTTGCCATGGATCTTGCTGAAAAGCAGTTAAGAGAGGGCACTGCGTCTTCGCAAGTCATCACTCATTATCTGAAGTTGGCTTCTACTAAGGAGCAGAAGGAACTTGAACTTCTGGAAACTCAGAAAAAGTTGATGGATGCAAAGGCAGAGGCGATTACATCGATGAAGAGTCAGGAGGAGCTCTTCAAAAGTGCAATCAAGGCGTTTAAAACCTATAGTGGACAGGGGGGCGAAGATGATGAGCCGGAATATTAAATGTTATTCCGAACTGATTACTTTGCCCACCTTGGTCGAACGATATGAGTATCTTCGAATTGGTGGAAATGTCGGAGAAGATACCTTCGGTTACGATCGATGGATTAATCAGACATTTTACAATTCTGAAGAATGGAAACGAGTACGAAGAGAAGTTATCCTACGTGATACGATAGGACGCGAGTGTTGTGATTTAGGGATCGAAAAGTTTCCCATATATGGGCGAATCCTTGTCCATCATATGGTCCCTTTGTTGGTGGATGACATTGCTCAATCGAGTAAGTTCTTACTCAATCCAGAGTATCTCATATGCTGTTCTGACAATACACACCGGGCAATTCATTATGGCGATGCTAAGTTACTCCCTCGGGATTATACTCCGCGTTCGCTATTCGATACTTGCCCTTGGAAGCATTAGGAGGAAATATGGCTAAGAAGGCAAAAGCACCGGAAGTCCAGACTGAAGAAGTTAAGGCTGGCCAGGGTGTCGTGGTCGGTACCGACCTCCTCAACATTCGTAAGGGTCCGAGTGTCAATGATCGAGTCCTTTATGTAATCCAGAAGGATACGACTGTTGAGATTGTTTCCGAACCGAACCCTGAGTGGTATGAAGTGATCACTCCTTCGGGTCACGGTTATTGTATGCAGATCTTCATTAAGCGTACGTAAGGAGGATCCATATGATCGATAGCATCCTCAATACGATCAAGAAAAAGATCGGAGTCTCTGAGGATGATACTTGTTTCGACGAGGCTATTCTTACGGAGATTAACACAGCAGGCTCTTTCTTGTCCCAATTAGGCGTAACGAGTTTTGATAGCTTTACCGTGTGTGATTCGAGTAACACGTGGGATGAATGTATTTCTGACCGAGTTAAGCTAGCCGACATCAAGACATACATTTATATTTATGTGAAACTCAACTTCGATCCACCGACAAATGCGTTTCTCGTTCAGCTTTTGAAGGACCAGTTTAAAGAATGCGAATGGCGAATTAATGTCGCCGTTGATCCTTAAGGAAGGAGAGAATTCAAAATGGTTGTTTACAGTGATGAACTTTGCCATTATGGAATTCGCGGCATGAGATGGGGCATCCGTCGATATCAGAATTCCGACGGTAGTCTCACCACAGCTGGCCGAAATCGCTATTCTACGGGCAAACATCATTCGATTTTTACTCGTAAGAAAACGACTTCCAAGGTTACAACCAAGCCAGCGGAAGAAAAACCGAAACAGAAGTCCGTAAGCGAGATGAGTGACGCTGAACTGAATGCATTTCTAAATCGAAAACGTTTGGAACAGCAGTACTATCAGCTTATGGCAACGCCTCAGAAGAAATCCGCGGTTACTAAGGGTAAGGAAATGGTTGGGAAAGCACTGGAAAATGCTGCCCAGGATACGCTTACCCAAATTGCTAAATACACAATGGCAAAAGGAGTTAACAAGGTGCTTGGCGACAATGTTGTCAACGCAAAGGTAACCGATAAGGAAAAAGAGGCCAAGAACAAGTAGGTGACCTAAATGGCATTATCGAACATAGCGGTACCACGGTATTACGGTATGTTCCGTGATGCCGTAGTTAGAGGAGAAATACCGGTAAATCGAGAAGTTTCATTGCAGATGAACCTCATCGATGATCTGATCGATGATCCGGGATGCTACTATGACGACGAAGCCGTGGAGGGCTTCCTTGCTTTCTGCGAAAATGAGCTAACCCTGACCGATGGCGGAGACTTAGACCTTCTTGACTCATTTAAACTTTGGGCTGAGGATGTCTTTGGCTGGTTTTACTTTACGGAAAAGAGTATACCGGTTCCGAGCCCGGATGGTCGTGGCGTTCGCTTTGTTCGAAAGCGAGTTAAGAAAAGGCTTCGCAATAAGCAGTACTTGATCGTTGGTCGAGGCGCTGCGAAATCACTATATGATGCGTGTATACAGAGTTATGGGCTTTGCATCGACACGACGACTACCCACCAAATTACGACTGCTCCAACAATGAAGCAGGCAGACGAGGTTCTATCTCCAATTCGAACCGCCATTACTCGTTCTAGAGGTCCGCTATTCCAATTTCTCACAGATGGTTCACTCCAGAATACAACTGGATCGAAAGCCAATCGCGTGAAGTTGACCTCCACCAAGAAGGGTATTGAGAATTTTCTGACGGGTTCTTTGCTCGAGATTCGTCCTATGAGTATCGCTAAACTTCAGGGCTTACGATGCAAATATGCAAGTATTGATGAATGGCTTTCTGGTGACATTCGAGAGGATGTTATTGGCGCTATAGAGCAGGGTGCATCTAAGATTGACGATTATCTTATCTTAGCCACAAGCTCCGAAGGAACAGTTCGAAACGGTAGTGGCGATACAATCAAAATGGAGCTGGAAAGTATCCTAAGAGGAGAATATCGCAACCCGCATGTCTCCATTTGGTGGTACAAGCTCGATAACATCGATGAAGTTGCAGATCCTTCCATGTGGATGAAGGCAAATCCAAACCTTGGAAAGACCGTTACCTATGAAGTGTATCAATTAGATGTGGAGAGAGCAGAAAAGGCTCCTGCCGCACGCAATGATATTCTTGCAAAGCGTTTCGGTATTCCAATGGAGGGTTATACTTACTTCTTCCCCTATGAAGAGACCATTCCCCATAAGCATCGCGAGTTTTGGAAAATGCCTTGTTCGCTTGGCATGGATCTTTCTCAGGGCGACGACTTCTGTGCATTTACGTTCCTATTTCCTTTACCGAATGGAACGTTTGGTGTGAAGACTCGAAATTATATTTCGTCGACCACGCTTAACAAATTGCCTCCGGCGATGTATCAGAAGTATTGCGATTTTATTCGAGAAGGTAGTCTAATTGTTCTCGAGGGTGTAACTCTGAACATGATGGTCGTGTATGACGATCTCGATCGATTTATCTCTGAGGCACAATACGACATCCGATGTGTCGGATTTGACCCGTACAATGCTAAAGAATTTATTGAGAAATGGATTTCAGAAAATGGTCCGTTCGGTATCGAGAAAGTGATACAAGGTGCAAAAACCGAATCTGTTCCTCTTGGTGAGTTGAAGAAACTCTCTGAAGAGAGGATGCTTCTCTTTGATGAGGAACTTATGTCCTTTACGATGGGTAACTGCATCGTAATCGAGGATACTAATGGCAATCGAAAGCTTCATAAGAAGCGCTACGATCAAAAGATCGATGCTGTTTCTGCAATGATGGATGCATTCGTTGCTTACAAGTTGAATATCGAAGCTTTTGATTAATGAGGTGACCGTATGGCAGAAACGCTCTTCAGTAAAGTGAAGCGTGCGTGGAATGCATTCTCAGATTCTGACTGGGATCGTTATGTTCCGGCAGGTCAGATGATTAGCTCATCTCGTCCGGATCGGGTGATTCTATCCCGTGGTAATGAAAAAACTATCGTAACCGCGATTTACAATCGTATTGCGATGGACGTTGCTGCACTGGATTACCTTCATGTTCAATTGGATGAAAATGGCCGATTTGTTAAGAAGATTGACGATGATCTGAATCATTGTCTTGAAGTCGAAGCAAATATTGATCAGACCTCCCGAGCATTTGTACAGGATGCGATCCTAAGTATGTTCGATTGGGGGACGATTGCCATCTGTCCAATTGATACAGACCAAGAGCCGGATCAAGAGGATGACATTGTCACACGCTACTATACGAATTATCGAATGGCGTCCGAGACAGGTACTGGTTCGTTGCTATAACGATCGTACCGGTCAGTTCGAGAACATCACATTTGACAAAGCCAATGTCGGCATCGTTCAAAATCCCTTCTATGCGATAATCAACGAGCCCAATAGTATGATGAAGCGTCTTGTGCATAAGCTTAACTTGCTTGATGCCATTGACGAACAGTCTGCTAGCGGTAAACTCGATCTGATTATACAACTCCCCTATGTCATTAAGACAGAAGCCCGTAAGACTCAGGCTGAATCTCGTCGAAAACAGATCGAGGAACAGCTTATGGGTTCAAAGTACGGCATTGCTTACACAGATGGTACGGAGAAGATCACACAGTTGAATCGTGCTGTGGAAAACAACCTCATGACTCAGATTGAATATCTTACGAGTATGGTATACGCCCAGTTAGGTATCACTCAGAGTGTATTGGATGGAACCGCGGACGAATCAACGATGCTGAACTACAACAACCGCTCTGTGGAGCCATGTGCTTCTGCTCTTACCGATGAGCTCTATCGTAAATTCCTTACGACATCTCAGCGAAAGAAGATGGAATCGATCTCCTTCTTTAGAGATCCCTTTAAACTCGTACCGGTTAGCCAGATTGCCGAAATTGCAGATAAGTTTACTCGTAATGAGATTCTTACCTCCAATGAGATCCGTCAGGTTATTGGTATGAAGCCGTCTAAGGATCCGAAGGCAGATGAGCTCCGTAACAAGAACTTGTCACAGTCTAAAGTGGATCAGCAAACCCCTACGGTCCCAACCAAAGCGGACCAAACCGTATCGGTCAAAAATTCTAAAGAAGGAGGAAAAACATAATGCCCGATATCGATCACGTTCGTCCGGGTCCTGGTAATTCCGATTTTCAGGGCTGGGCGTCCAAGAACAATCTTCTGTGCACAGATGGTCGAGTAATTCGTGAGAACGCGTTCGCGCATCAGAACGGTGCTGTTGTTCCGCTCATCTGGAACCATCGTCATGATACCCCGAGTGCCGTTATCGGTAAGGCCACCCTGGTCAATAAGCCCGATGGCGTGTATTGCTATGGTCTGTTCAACAACACCAAATTCGGCAACATGTGCAAAGAGCTTGTCTCTCATGGTGACGTCACCTCTCTGTCGATTCTTGCCAATCAGCTGAAGCAGAAAGGCCACGACGTTATGCACGGTATGATCCGTGAAGTCAGTCTTGTTCTGGCGGGTGCGAACCCCAAGGCATTTATCGAGGACATGGATCTGGCACATGGCGAAGATGCCGAGTATGAAGCTCGCATTTACCCCCAGGAGCCGATCATTTGTCATGGCGATGATGACTTTG